GATTCTACGACCAGTATGATAAAAGGTAGTTACATCTGCACCAGAAACAGTGAAAGAACCTGCACTTGCATAAGCAATAGTAAATGCTGCATCTCCATCTCCATAAATTACATATTGTGCATCGTTATAATATTCTCTAATATCAGCAGTAATAGCTCTTAATGCATTATTAATATTTGAAGGCAACATACCTTCTGCAACACTAACTCCTCCAATAGAAGTATTATTAGCTGCTGTTGTTGAATAATCTTTTATACCTGCCATGTATCTCCTAACACATAAACCATGTAAAAACTTTATCAGTTTCTACGTTATTTTTATTTATTAAGCTATTAACAGATTCTTCTAACTGTCTTTGAAAAAATTCTTGAGTTTCAAAAGAATATCTAACGTTATCTATATTTCTTTCAGTAAGATCTGCCATTATCTTAATCCTGCTTTACTTGCTATTATATCAATACCTTGTGCATGAGTAAACGTTGTGCCTGAAGGAATTTTTACATTAGCTCTAAAATATCTTCCTGATTGTCTTACAGGATTAATACCTGTACTATTCATAGAAACAGAACTAGATTCTGTAGATGTATCAGCTAATCTATCTCTTGTTTTAATAGTTACATTTGATGAAGCATCTACTATTGGTCTAACTTGTTGTATACTAGCTCTTAATCCAGGAAATACTTCAAATTCACTTGTTTCCATTTCAGCTATATTAGCTGTACCAGAATATATAGCTGCTTCAAAATTATTATCTATTGCTCCTAAATATTTTTGACCACCACTCCAAAAATCAGTATCTAAAGCTATATTAATATTTTCTAAATTTTGTGAAATAATATCCATTAATTCTACAGTATATGCACCTACAAATTGTGAAAATATAAATGAGGCATTAGATTCTGCTAATGACCATTTTTTAGTAGCATAATTATAAATAATTAATCTATCACATATACCAGTTGTATTAGTTGTATTAGATGCAGAAGGATATAACCATAAAGCTAATTGATTAAAAGGATCTACTGCAGATACTATTCTATCACTAAATGCTTTGTTTAAATCTAAATCAAAAAAACGATTAACTTTTTCTGCACCAATAGGAACTATACTATCTCCATTTAATTCAAAAAAACCATCATCTGCATAAAAGAAAACTCTCCTATTATCTTGGCATACTGTTTGTCCATAAACTGCACCTCTGTTTGGAGATACCACTGAAAATCTGAATACTGTTGCCCCTCCAACAAAATCCATACGTACGATTTGATTTTGCCTGAATACATAACCAATTTCTCCAGAAGTTATAGCAACAATCTCACCACCTGATCCTGGTAAATCTTGTGTATCTGCAAGTTTAGATCCTGGTGTCCAAGTTGTAATATCATTAATACCAGACCATTGAACTCTATTTTGTGCTGTTGTTTGATTACCTGTAACTAAAAAATCTCTTATAACTCCTGATGTTCTAAATGTAGGCGGTGTTCCATCTGTTGCGATTGCTGATAGATTGGCAAAGTTTGTTGATGTACCCATTAAATAATATTGAGTTGCATCTACTCCATTACTTGCAATGACATGATTTCCAAATTGTGTGAATGTCCAAAAGTCTGTATCTCCACCTGTAAGTGATCCTTTTCTTGATGTAAATGTTCCACCAGTTAATTGATAAATGTCAGTATTTTTTGCAACAAAATTGAAAACTGCCCCTGAATTATTTCTAAATGAACCACCACCTCTAGCATTAGCTCCAATATTATTCGAGCTATAACTAACAAGAGAAGGGAATCTTTTATATGTTTTAAGTGCATGATATACATTAGTAGCTACATTAGCCCCAGGATTATTATGTTTAGGTTGGTCAGGTAGCCATTCTCCAAAAGCAACTTGCATATTAACTAGATCCTTTTCTTCTATAAAAAGATAAATCTGTTCCTACATCTGTTCTTTGTACTGTTGGTGATGCACCATATGAATCTGTTCTATCATTGTTCTCACAACGTTCTAGAGCTGTTTGAAACATAGCTAGCCATTGTGCTTGTTGATTAGGTTCGATACCCCCCAAGAAATTAGATGCGTGATATAAACTACCATAAAGATAGATAGCAGGATGACTTGAAAGAATATAATTTGTAGCCACTGAGCTAGATAAAGGATTAAAGGCTTTATAATATTGTAGCTTACCTGTATATGATGTGTCAGGTGATGGAGCAAATCTAAAACTTTCTGTGCCATTATCAGATTCTATACTATATACTCTAGGCATACCAGTTGTACTACTTCCTTTAATTTTAAATAGATTGCCAGGTGAAATATATTCTAAATTAAATTTAGTACCATTAGATAATATATGAAATGATCTAGCTGCAATAAAACCAGTTGGAACAGTAACAGTTTCTGCATTAATAGTTACATCATCTATTTGTTCCATTTGTCTAATTCTTAGCTTTGCATTAAAGTCTGCTTCGCAAAGTTTTATAAAATCATCTTGTATTTCTGTAGTAAGATCTGATCTATTTAAAAAATTTGCAATAGATGATTTTAATTCTGTAAATGTACTTAGTGCCATTAAAATTTACCTGATGCAGTTCTAAAATATCTATAGTCACTGCTATTTAATTTTTCTTTTAATATTTTTTTTCTTACTTCTTGTGGTAGTTTAAACCAATTATTACTTCCATTATATTCTTTTGCCCAAAGCGTTAATACAAGTGTTGGAACACTTGCAACTCTTTTCATATCTTTTCCAACATTATAACCAGAATCACCTTGATTATATAATTGTTTATTTTTTTTTAAGATTGCATCTGTATTCTGTGAATTTTTAATAGTAATTTTACCATCTTCTTCAAAGAAGTATTTTGTACCATCTTTATCTACTGATCTTAATATACTCATTATTCAGTTAATTCAGTAACATATAAATTAACACTACCAATAACAGCTACTTTTTCACCTTCAGAAACTTTAAAATAATCTTCTGATTTAGCTCCTAAAAATATTTTAGCATTAGTAGCAGTTGGACTTACTCCAAACTCTATATGACAATCTGCATCTCCTACTACTCTAACGTATTCAATATTAGCACCAAAAGCTGATGATGCTGCAGATGAACCTGAAGAAGTAACTTTTTGTGTAGTTACGGGTCTCATTGCGAAATGACTCATTTATTTCTCCTATATTTATAGGGGGGCTTTAACACCCCCCACATTAATTATCTTCTAATTACGAATGTTATCACACATTCACAAGCAGTTGAAGATCCACCATTGGTAATCATTTCAATAGTTCCATCTTCTTCTACTCTATTTGCAGCAGTTGGTAATGCAGTATCTACAGTACCAGCAGCAGAACCAGATTGTGCAACAGTAATTCCTCCGCCTGTTACAGCAGTTCCACCAATCTCAAATGAAAGTACAGCATCAGCTGAACTAATACTATTTTTGATTGTTGTTATAATTTTAACAATTCTACCTCCATCAGGTACTGCAACGAATGTGCTTCCAGCAGTACTAATGTCTGTAATTTTAGCTGTTAAAAAATAGTCGTTTAATGTTCTCATTTTGTTTCTCCTATGTTCCGTCTATATCTCCATAAGACTTCATAGTTTATGCTGGGGAGAATCAAGGGGAGAATCCCCCCAACAATATGGTTTATTACTACGATGTAGTTAAATCGTAAACACCACCAGATGCACCCTCATTTCTAGAGATCAGTGTAAATTCGACAAGCATTTGTCTTTTTTCACTGTCACCAGTTTTTGATAGTTCATGCATAGTGAAGTCTCTTAAGAATCCAAGTGACCAGAAATCCATGTCTAATACATGAAGGTCTCTATCTCTTGAAAATCTATTTGGTACTACTTCTAAGTCACCAAAGTCTGAAGAATATACATCAATAGAAGTGTATAAAGTTTTATCTTCAGATGCATCGAATCTAGTTGATCCACCAGTAAAACCAGAAATTTTCTGTTTATTGAATGGGCCTACCATGATTACAGATGGGTTTCCACCTGCGTTCCATACATTTTTGATAACTGTTTTTAAGTTAGCTTCTGTTAATGCAACTTGAGTTCCATCTGTTCTTGCAGTATTACCTGCTGATCCAGATGCACCATCTGCTGCATTAAACACATCATTACTTGCAATCCAAGCATTGATTGAACCAAATTTTCTAGCAGCACTAGCTGAACCAGTAACTTCTGCCTGGTTTGCTAATAAAGTAGCTTCCATGTCTCTTTTCAATTCTTTGGATTTTTTTGCAATTTGATATGCCAACTCTGATGCTCTTCCAGCTTTGTCTACAGCTTCTTGAGTACCAGTAATCACGACAGTTTTGTCCATGATTTGAGTTGAGTTTGACAATCTTGCCGTTGCAGTAACTGCATCTAAAGTAGCTTCATCTCCTTCGATGACAGCATTATTTGTTGCAGCAGAGGCTAACGTGTCAGTTTGCCATTCGTGCAATGTGTTTCTTACTGCTTCCCTACCTGCTGATGACATAAATGGTGTATCAGTAGGAGCGATTGAGTAGATAACATCTTGCAGATCTTCTCTGATACCTACTGAATCGTAAGTATCAAACGTGTTTGTTGGTTGTGCCATTGTTTTCTCCT